GGTCAATAAACTCTCTTGTCTCTCTTGTGCATGAACAAAAAAAGTAAGGTTGTCAAAATAAGCCACGAAGCCATCGGAAACGCTTGGGGAATTTCCAAACAGGCCGTTGCAAAATGGGTGAAAATGGGATGCCCAACTTCGTCGGTTGAGGACGCAACAAAATGGCGCGACGAATATTTGCAAGCGTCAGGAAAAGCCGCACCGGCTACGCTCAACGAAGCGCGACTTGAAAAGACCCTGCTCGAATCCGAACGCATCCGCGTCCGGCTTCAGCAAGACAGGGGCGAGTTGGTCGAGATCGCCGTTATCCGCGAAGCCGGAATCCGCATCGGCGCGATCTTCAGCGCCAAGCTCGCGGCGCTCGTCAACGACGCATCGGGCGCATTGGCCGGACTCGATGAAGCGAGCTTGCGAAAGAAGCTACATGAGCGCACGCAAGCTATCCTAGCCGAGATACGAAATGAGCTTGAAAAGGTATAATCAAACAACCGATGAACAAATTGAACACGAAAGGGTATAAAAAGTGACATACGAAACACGCACAACAAAAATGATAGTCGGAGTAAAAGGTGAGCAGATATTTGATGATAGCGTGACCGAAATCGAGATCGTCGACGAAGCCGCTGGGGAGTTTCTTGAGGTTAGCCAGGAAGGCGGGAAACTCCGCTTCGACAAAGAAGAATGGCCGCACGTCCGCGATGCTATCGAGAAGATGTTTAAGTTGTGCAGGAATTACGACTAGTTCAAACTATACTTGAGCTAGGACTGAAAAGCTATGACGAAAAAAGAACTCTGGAAAATTTACTCAAAACGCAATCCTTCATTCGATAGTGAAGGAATGATAACGCTGTCCGCTGCCGGACTTCGCAAAATGTTTGAGACGACATGGGATATTGCATTCTATGACGGAGAAGAAGAGCCGACTTCTAAACAACCGCCGTCGGGGAATCTTGACGCGCTCAAGCAAATTTTTGGAATGCGATGAACCCACTCGCACAAGGCATTCGCGACGGCATCAAGCTTGCATTTGATGGAACGATCTTAGACTGGGCATCCGACCACGTCAGCTTTCCGAACTCAGACCGCGCTTCGCGCTTCGATCCTTCGGTGGCGCCTTGGCTGAACGCGCCGCTGTTGGCCGCAAGCGATGACGAGACAACGCAGGTCTTTCTTCGCGCTCCGACTGGGGGCGGGAAGACTACCATGATGGAAACGCTTGCTTGCTTTATCGTAGCACAAAAGCCTGGGCCAACTTTGTTCGTGGGTCAGACTGACGACATGGTCAAGGACTGGACAGAGTCACGCTTGCTCCCGATATTCCAAGAATGCCAGCCGGTCAAAGACTTGTTCCCAGAAGACAGGCACGCGCTACGCAAGACCACGATCCTATTTCCGCACATGGTTCTCTTCGCCGGAGGAGCGAACATGACCAACCTGCAAGAAAAGTCGATGCGCTATTGCATCGGTGACGAGGTATGGCGGTGGAAAGGCGGCATGATCAAGGAACTTAAGGCTCGACACCACGACCGCTGGAACCGAAAGACACTCTTAGTGTCGCAAGGATGGGACGCTGGGCATGAAGCGGACGCCGAATGGGACAGCGGAACGCGGGAAGTCTGGGGCTGGACTTGTTTCCATTGCGGGAACTGGCAGCGGTATCTGTTCGATCAGATCGAATACGTGAGCGAACGTGACGAGAAGGGCGGCATTCTTTGGGATAAGGTGCAGGACTCCGTGCAAATGAAATGCGAGCATTGCGAAACGCGCTACAAAGACGACGCCAGCACTCGACGCAACCTTGCAAATACTGCAAGTTACCGTACACTCAACCCGCATCCGGTGCGTGGGCATCGCTCGTTTGAGTATCCGGCCTACGCCGTATGGTGGATACCTTGGTTTTCTATCGTGAAGGAATGGATCGAGGCGAACGAGGCCAAGTCATCCGGCAACCTAGAGCCGCTCAAACAATTCATCCAAAAGCGCAAGGCGCAGACTTGGCAAGACGAAGTAACGAGCGATCTGCCAGAGATCACGACCGGAGACTACGCGAAGGCGGACTTCATCGAAGGACAAAAAATCGACGGCGAGCATCGGCGCTTTATGTGCGTTGACAAACAGCGCGACCATTTTTGGTGCGTGGTTCGTGCCTTTCGCGTGGATGGCTCGTCGATGTTGCTACACGAATCGCGCCCGCTGACTTGGGAAACGCTAGACGCCATTCAACAGCAGTTCGATGTTGTTCCTCGGTGCGTTGTCGTGGATGCCGGCTACGATACGCCGCTCGTTTACGAACAATGCGCTCGGCGTGGGTGGACAGCTTCGCACGGATCGGGACAGGACGGCTTTTATCATATCGACAACGGTAGGCGCACACGGCGTTTCGTTTCCAAGATCGAGGGAGCGCAAGCCGGAAGCGATGGACTCAAGTGCGCGTATTTCTTTTTCTCGAACGAAGGCATCAAAGATAAGTTGGCTTCACTTCGCCAAGCTGAAGCCACGCCGAAATGGGAAGTTGCTCGGGATGTGTCGGAGGACTACCGAAAGCAAATGCTCTCGGAGATGAAGAAGGACGTGACGAACTCCAAGACCAAACAAGTCGAGCAAAGATGGGTGCGCATCGGGGGACGCCCGAATCATCTTTGGGACTGCGAGTGCATCGCGCTTGCGTCTGCTATGCTTGCTGGCGTTTTACCGATAGGCGCGGAGAGCTAGTATTTAAGCTGCTCCGCGAAGGGCAAAAAATAATTTCATTTTTTTCTTTTCAAAAATAAAAAAAGAGAAGATATTCAAAACATCGAAGGGCAAGAAGCCCGACGAAGAAACCTAAAAAGAAAAAATAAAATGAAAAACGAAACAACAGACCACACGATCAACACCGACTCCCTAGAAGAACTCCGCGCAATCGAAGAATCACGGCTTGATTATATGGATGCCTGTGATTGCTGCTGGGAGGACTCAGCAGAATAAAACCAACCGGCGCGGGTTCAATCCCCGCGCCTTTTCTTTTTTTTGACATCGCCATCAAATGAATGGCGATGAACAAATCATTTTTTGGCCTGCCGCTTGCAACTCTGCAAGAATTGCAGGGCGACTTTACGGCGTGCTTAAAGGCGATCGCCGTTGCCGGCGCTTCGTATAGCATCGCGGGACGCTCGTTCACTCGCGCTAATCTTGCCGAGGTCGCACAGACGATCAAAGAATTGCAGGCCGCTATTGACAACGCCAGCGGATCACGTATAAGGAAATTCACGCCGACGTTTCCAACACAGCGCCCATAATGCAAGACATCATCACCAAAGCACTTTCTCTTGTATCGCCCAAGGCCGCGCTGGATCGCATGGTTAACCAAGCGAAGTTACGCAATTTCGGGCGCTTCGACTCAGCGTTGACGAGCGAAAAGCGCGGGATCAGTCGCGGGGTTAGCGGCGGTGAAGACACAGCAGGAACACGCGAACGCTTCGCTCTTATTCGGGCCGCTCGCGATCTTGCCGACAACTTTCCGCCTGTCCGTTCGCTTCTTCTCAAATTTGCAACCTACGTTTCGGGGCGCATCGCATACCAAGCCCGCACCGGCGATCACGAAGTTGATACCAAGATCGAGAAATATTGGCAGAAGTGGTGCGACAACTGTGATTTCTTGGGGCGTCACAACTTCACAACGCTTTTACAGCTTGCTGTGACAGCAATGCTGCGCGATGGCGACTGCGGGTTCATCATCGTTCGAGATGGAGAAGATTTAAAACTGCAAAGCGTCGAAGCCGACCGCATCGGCTCACCTTACGACAGAACAGACACCGACAAATACATCGGCGGAATAAATGTAGACGACTATGGAAGACCCGTTTCATACACAATTTTTACGCGCACTATCAATAACCAGTATATTTCTCCTACTGATATTGTTGCAAAAGAGTTTATCCACCTTTTCGATGCAGCGCGACTTGACGAATACCGTGGGCGGTCTGCTTTCGCTACTGCGCTAAACGCAACCCGTGATCTGCAAGAAGCGATAAAGGCCGAAGTGCAAGCGATCAAATACGCTTCATACCAAAGCGGAGTCATCACGACCGAGAGTGGAGCCGCAGACGCTGGCGATTACTTCGCTCGCGGCAACTCGAACGATCAAGGACAGGTCGCACGCTTGCAGTCGCTCGATCCTGGCACGGTCAACTATCTGACCGCCGGCGAGAAGATGGAGATGTTCAAGAGCGACCGACCAACGGGTGCATTCGGTGAATTTATCCGGCTCATTCAAGCTCATATTTGCATGAGCGTCGGGCTTCCTTACGGCTTCGCTTTCGATGCCGATAAGAGCGGTCCAATGGCACGCATGGAAGCGGCAATGGCAGAGCGCACGTTCTTGCGGTGGCGGGGACTTCTCGAAGGTCAATTTCTCAATAGGATAAAAAACATTATTCTTCTCGACGCCGCCGCTCGCGGACTCGTTCCCGATTCGGAGTTTCTTCTCGACGGTCGCTGGTGCTGGCCAGCCAAGGTTTCGATCGACTACGGACGCGAAGCCAATGCTGATATCAACCTTTGGAAGGCAGGACTGAAAACCGCAGGACAGATTTACTCCGACATGGGCGAAGACTACGAAGAAGCACTTCGCGCACGGGCGAAGGAAAGCGCGATGATCGTATCGCTTGCAAACGAGATGGATATTCCTGCGGAATACATCTCGGATTCTATCACTCCCATTCAAGCCGCCGCGCCTATAGCAGCGCCTATTGTGCAAGAAGAGCCACAGACTGAGCCAATACAGACAGAACAACCGAAGCAAGTCGATCTAGCAGACGAGAACAAGCCAAGCAAGGGCATGATCGAAGAAGCCTTGAAAGGCCTAGCATGGCGCGAAGAGCACAATCGAGGCGGAACAGCCGTAGGCGTTGCACGCGCTCGCGACATTTCAAACGGCAAGAACCTTTCCGACGATACGGTGAAGCGGATGCACTCCTACTTTTCACGGCACGAAGTTGATAAAAAGGGACAGGGTTTTCAACAAGGGGAGGACGGCTTCCCATCCGCAGGTCGCATTGCATGGGCATTGTGGGGCGGAGACGCAGGACAAGTATGGGCCGCTGATAAAGTCAAAGGGATACAGGCATCGCAACCCGAACAGATGAAGGTATCGCTTGCCGTTCGCGATCCGTTCGGACGCATTACTGGCTTTGAAACAAAGCATGAGCTTGTCATGCCGACGCCCGAAAGAAACGAAGAGCAAGACGACTTCATTGGCCGTTGCATGGTGAGCGGAACAATGACGAGCGAATATCCAGACGAGAGCCAGCGCGTTGCCGTATGCTCTGCACAATGGGAGAAAAAATAATGATCACACAAGGAATTGCACTTGAAGCAAAACGCGCCCTGATGACCGGCGTCCATCAACCTAACGACGACTACCGCATTGCGCTCTACTCGGCATCTGCAAAGGTCGGGCCACAAACGAAAACCTACGTCACCGAAGGTGAAATTAAAGGCAAAGGCTACAAGGCCGGAGGCGTCAAGCTCAAGGGATTCCGAACCGGCATCATCGGCAAAAATGCCTTTATGACGTTCGACGATGTCGAACTAAAGAGCGCAACATTCTCAACCGGCGGGGCGCTCGTCTATAATGCCAGCAAGGGAAACGCCACATTGTGCGTCCTCAACCTCGGCGGCGAGCGTCATGTATTCGACGGCGCATTTGAACTTAAATTCCCCAAGCCAACCGAAACCAACGCATTGATTTTACTCGCTTAAATATGAAACCGACCAACCCAATTATTATCGACGGCGAAACCTACGATCTCTATACGCTCAATCTAGCAGTCACTTCAAAGTATCTTGGCAACGGAGGCGAAGACGCCAGCATTGCAATGCGCCTCGTGCCGACGCGAATAGACAACGGCCAAGTCATAACAGCAGATGCCGAAGCTCGCGGACTCTCTATCGGAACGCTTGAGGGGGCGGATGCAGTAACAACACAAACAGCGCTTTCAATTCAAGTCGCGCTTCAAACATTTATTGACGCGAAAGGACTCTAAGCGATGGCAAATTATCGCGCCGTAGCATCTGGGAACTGGAGCGCAGGAGCAACATGGGGAGGCGGGGCAGTCCCGCCAAATGCTGCTGGGCATAACATATATTCAAATACATTCACGGTCACCGTAGATACAAATGTGGATGTCGCATTGGTTACGAATGCAGCAAACGCAGGAACATTTGTTGGTGGTGGAACTGCCGCCGCTGGAGGTGGATTTACTCTTTCTAATGGTATTACATTGACGTCTTCAAATGTTACTCTTGGAACAACCGCAACATTGGTCACATTATCTAGCACAAATTCTGCTTCTATCGTCGGAAATATAAATGGAAGCAACAATAGTAATTTTTCTTGTGTAAATAATTCTGGAACTGGGACATTGACTATTACTGGTGTAATTACAGGAGGAAGCGCCACAAGCTCAAATGTGGGATGCAATAATTCAGGAAATGGCACAATAAATGTTACAGGTAGTATTGTAGGGGGTTCCGTGGGTGCAGCGAATTACGCTCTTTCAAATTCATCTACAGGATCAATTACAATGACTGGGAGCGTTACAGGCGGGGCTACATCTTCTGGCGCAAACAATAGTTCAACAGGAACATTTACGATAATTGGAGATATTACAGCAACAAGTGCGGCAAATGGATTCACATCTGCAAATATAAGTTCAGTGAATCGACTATCAGGATCTTTTATTTCAGCGGCAAATGGAGTTTCTGCGATTTATGCTATAAAGTATTTTTTAAACACATCTCCAACATCCGCAAAAACTCGATATTCGTTGAACGGATCGAGCACATATCTGGATATGTTCACCGCAGACAATTCTCTAGGGCAGGCGAGCATTTCGGACGTTCGTTTCGGAACCGTCTACGCAAGCGGAGCATTGACTGGGGTTGCATATATTCCAGCCGCAGGATCAGTTGCGGCAGGAACTCCAGTCGATAACACTGTAGGCACAGCAACATTAACAGCCGCAAACGTCCGTGCTGCTCTAGGAATGGCAAGCGCAAATCTTGATACGCAACTTGCCGCAATACCTACTGCAATAACAAATGCTGCCGCCGTCAGGACTAATCTAGCAACCGAACTCGGGCGCATCGATGCGACAATTTCAAGCCGGTCAACATTGACCGCCGCAAATGTTCGCACCGAACTCACTCCAGAACTTACGCAAGTTACCGAGGTTCACAAAATTCACGGTCTCGATATCGCAAACGCGCTCACGGTAACGCCAACGCTACGCTCGGCGGGAGCGATCACGCAAGCGATCACCGGAGACGGAACCACAAGCACGATAGTCACGCGAGTCTAACGCATGATCGCATCCCTGCTCATCGCAACGCAGGGCTTATTGCCAAGCCCATCGCCGCTCTCAATCGGCGTGCAGGGTTTGCTATTCATTCCAGTCGCGCCACCTATTGCTCCGACCGATCTTCCTGGCGGTGGCGGACGTCGAGACGAGCGAAGGGTTACGCTTTACGCTCTTGGAAACCGACTCCGATATTCGGTCGGGAGCGTCGATATCAGCGCAGGAACGCGGATAAATGTAACAGGGAGCGCGTTTAATTCTCGCACGTCCGACGCTTCGCTTTCGATCAGCGCAAGCACGACAGCAAAAGGCAACCGCAACCACGCCGGAACGGGTCGCGCAGGGATCTCGATCTCATCCACGTTCGACATTGTCGGGTGCGAAGAAGAGAACGAACTTGAAGTCTATTTAATGGCACAAGCGGCGATGGAATTGATGGACAGCATTTGACATCCGCGCCTTCGCATGGATGTGATCGAAGGCGTTTCAATTATTTCAATCGGCGAAGCAAAAGGCCACGGTCTTTATGTGGACGAGCAGACTTTGATGGAAGTCAAAGAGTGCGCAGAGTCATACAAGGGCGGCGTGAAGGTCAACCTAGACCACGGCGCAGGCATTAAAGACATCGTTGGATTCGTAAACAATTTTCGCATCGTCGGATCGCAGCTTCTCGGCGATCTCAACCTTCTCGAAACATCGCCCATGCGCGACTACGTCCTAGAGATTTCAAGCAAACTCCCCGACACGTTCGGTATCAGCATCGCTTTTAGTGGCCCGATTCGCGAACTTGACGGAATGGCATTCGCAAGTTGCACGGAGCTCTACAGCGCCGATCTCGTGCAAACTCCAGCCGCAAATGCAACTGGGCTTTTCAGTTTTACCGCCAAGCAAGTTGACAATTTTTCCCAACAAATGGAAGACGCAACAATCGAAATCGAACCCAAGGAGGACGAGGTCAGCATCGCCGACATCGTTTCTCGTCTCGCCGCTCTTGAAACCGCCTTCGGCGACTACAAGAACAAAATGGAAGTGCCAGCCGAAGAGCCAGCCGCCGAGCCTATGAAAGAAGAAATGGCCGCTGAACTCAGCGCAATTTCCAAGCTCGAAGCCAAGCTCGATACGATCATTTCGAACTTCGGAGCCGCTCCAGTTAAGGCTTCGGTTGTCGCTGAAGAGAAAGCCGAAGAGAAATTCGATCTCAAAGCAATCATCACCCAAAAGACCGAGGAACTCGGCAGCCGCACTGAAGCCATCCGCTTCGCAATGCGCAATCACCGCGAAGCCTACATCGAGGCCCGCGATAACAACCAACTCAATTTTTAATCCAACTAATTTATGGCAACACAAAATGACATGGGGATTCGGAGCTTTGCCTTCGCTTCTGCCATCACCGCGAATACGCTCGTCAACATCTCGGGCGATAACGCTGCGCAAGCAGCATCAACCGGCGCTAATGCCATCGGAGTCGTCCAGAATGACGTTGCCGCTGGTCAACAAGGCGCTGTCAAACTTTTCTTCCCTTCACAATTCGGCATCGTGTCCGCGATCGTGACAGCCGGTAACACCGTTTATGCGGTGACCAACGGCTTGATCCTCGGCACATACGCCAACGCTTCGACTGTGACTCTTGGAGTCGCGATCAACAGCGGCGTAGCCGGTGACGTTGTGGAATACGTTCCTAAATTCAACCAATAATTTAACACTACTATGGCACTCTCATACACAACCATCCGCGCTGATATTGCGCAGGCCGTTTTTGAAGGTCTTTCCAACAAAAACAATTTGTTCATCGGAACCGAAGTCATGCCCGTGTTCAGCTCAGACGTTCGCTCCGGCGCATATCTGAAATTGAACCTCGGCGACTCCGAAGCCCTCAACGACGACGCGCTCAAGATCGCCGCTGGTGCTGGATATCCACGCACAAGCCGCCGCTTCACAAGCGACTCGTTTGATGCTATCGAGTACGGTCTCGAAGAGGTTCTTCCTGACTCCAACCGCCGCGATCTCGACAGATTCTTCGACACCGAAGTGAACATTGCCGCAATGCTCCTTCGCCAGATCCAAGTCAGCCACGAGGCTCGTGTTGCTTCCGCAGCATTCGCCGCCAACGGTTTGACCGCGATCAGCGCATCGGCAGCATACACCGACGCGAACATCACATCGTTCGACGTTCCAGGTGACGTGGCTCAAGCCAAACTCGAACTCGCCAAATACGGCGTGCTCGCGAACACCTTGATCATGTCCATGCCTGTATTCGAGCGCATCCGCCGCTCTGCCAAGGTTCAGAACCAGTTCTTCGGCATTGTTCCTTCGGATCAAAGCCGTCTCTTGAGCGAAGGCGAAGTTGCCGCCGCTGTCGGAGTTGACCGCGTTCTCGTAGGCCGCGCACCCAAAAACACAGCCAAAAAAGGCCAAGTATATTCGGGTGGGTTCATCTGGAGCAACACCTACATGGCACTTGCCAACACGGTTGGTGGAGACTTCTCCGGTGGTGGATTCGGTCGCACTATCGTATGGGCCGCAGACAGCCCCGTGCCTTTCGTCTCCGAAACCTATCGCGACGAAGCCCGCCGCGCTGACGTTCTCCGCGTTCGTCAGAACAGCGCCGAGAAAGTCATCGACGGTTCTAGCATCATCCGCATCACAACCGGATACGTGTAAGATTCCCCGCAAGTAAGCATCGGAAAAGCCACCTCGAAAGGGGTGGCTTTTTTGTTTTTGTTGACATATGCGTCATGTGTAAACATGAAACAAAAAACGAAGCTAGTCGCAGGCTTAATTTGCGGCAACGAAGAGCCGCGCATCGCTCGATGCGTTAAGTCACTCCAACAGATATGCGACGAGATCGTTGTCGTCCGCGCAATCGGAGCACTCAAGCCAGATCGCACGCTAGAAATAGCGAAAGAACTCGGATGCCATGTTGACGAATATCTCAACTCTCCGCTTGTGGCCGACTGGGAACATCTCGACAATTTCGGCGAAGCCAGGAACAAAGCATTTGCGAAAGCCTACGAACTAGCCGGTAAGGAAGGCTGGGTAATGTGGGCAGACTGCGATGACGTTATTGAGCCGCACATGGTCGCGCCTACATTGGCCGCGCTTGAAGAATGCCCACCAGAGCAGGACTGGATCTTGACCGACTACGTTATTCCCGAACAAGGGAAACGCGCACCGAGAGAGCGTTTCTTCCGATATAAGACGGCATGGTGGCATCGTCCGGTTCACGAAAACGCGCAGCCTACAAAGGACGTGCAGGTCTATATGCGCCGCGATCTTGAAATCATACACCAACCGCCGCTCGGTCATCGCAACAGCAGCGAGCGCAACCGTCGCATCTTAATGCATCAAGATAGGATGACTTCGCATTTCAAATTCTATTTGCACTACGAGAACTTCATTGCCGACAACAAGGAACTCGCCGCGAAATACGGCTCCGAAGCATTGGCGTTAAGCGATCTGGACGGCGTTAACCGCTACGAAGTATTGTTAAACTGTGCTAACCTGACATCAGGCGCAACATCGCTCACCCTTGCACGCAAAGCGAGAGAGCTTGAGCCAAAACGCCGCGAAGCCTACGGACTTGAGGCCAGCATTCTGCTTGACGACAAAAAATACCAAGATGCGCTGAAAGTGGTAGAAGAAATGCTCGAAGTGCCAACTCCTAAGTTTCCGCAATGGACGCACCGCAAGGAGTGGTATGGATGGAAGGGCGATCAACTCTACGCTTGGGTTCTCCGACTTCTCGGACGCAACGAAGACGCCGAAGAGATCGAGCGCGAAACGCTGGCAGGATCGAACAAGCCCAAGATTTCTCTCGTCCACGCAACGCGAGGAAGGCCCGTGCAGGCCGTTCAATGTATGACGTTATGGCTTTCCCGCGCAACGCATCCAGAGCGCGTGGAACATATCTTTGCAGTCGATCACGACGACGACACAGCGGACGTGCTCCAACGCTTTCGATCTGTGACGCAAAAAGACCAAGGGTATTCTGTCGGGGCTTGGAACTTGGGGGCAGCCAAGGCGTCGGGGGATATTATTATACAATTATCGGACGATTGGGAGTGTCCGCCAGGGTGGGACGAGATGGTAGAAAAGCGTCTCGACATTTCGCAGCCGCAGGTGCTTCGGATATCGGATGGCTATCGCAAAGACGAATTACTTTGCATGGCGATTTTAACGCGCAAATATTATGAGCAGCATGGACTATTCAACCCAAGATTCCGAAATGTATACAGCGACACCGATTTCACCTTTCGTGCCGCGAAAAATGGGGCGATTGTTGATGCTCGTGATATTGCTATCGTTCATCATCATCCGTTTTTTGAAGAGCGTCCGCTCGATTCGACATATCAGCGTGGAAACGATCCGGCAGAATATGAAAGAGCGAAGGGAATTTTTGAAGAACTCCACGCAAAATGAGTGATCGACCAACACCAGAAACAGACGACATCGCGCGAGGAAATCATGTCGTTCCGACCGAGTGGGCGAAGCAACTAGAACGCGAGCGCGACAAGGCAAATGAAGAACTTCATAAACAGCTTGTTCGATATGACCAGTTGTTTGACGAGGCAGAAAAAATCAGGATCGAGCGCGACGAGGCGAGAAGAAAGTTGAACAACTTAGATGTTACCGCAATCCATTCGTGTCACAACGAATGCCAAAGGCCGATCTGTGTTCTGCGTAGAGAGCGCGACGAGGCTAGGGAGGCATTAAACAAAATATTAAAAAATGAATAAAGATGTCACTCTCATCGTCTTTGAAGGATTAAAATCAAGGCACGAGCAAAGCGAGAAGCTATTTAAACACCTTTGCGGATTGGGTGGATTCGGTGATGCCGTTTACATCGCCGAAGACTGCACATACCAACAAGCGATGCATTGGGAGCTGGGCCGCTTTGCCGACTATTTCGACACGTCGCACGCGCTCATCTGCACGCACGATGGGTTTATTGCAAATCCGCATCTATGGAATGATTCATGGCTCGAATACGACATGATCGGAGCGCCTTGGCCTGCGTTTTGGAACGTCGGACATCGCGTCGGCAATACAGGATTTACACTCCAAAGCCAAAAGTTTTTACAGATGGCAGCAAAGGCCGAAGCGCTTTGGAAGGGCGAGGCAGGAGATGTTTTCTTGTGTCGCACAATGGAGCAAGGTTTTCGAGATAACGGCATCAAATATGCGCCAGTGAATGTTGCGGCGGCATTCTCGTGGGAACATTTCATTGAAGAAAATACAGCTGGGCCGGATCGCTCCTTCGGTTTCCACGGGTGGGTGGCAGGGAAAACGCGCGAACAATATTACACGTTTTGAACATCCTAATTGTTTACCATTTGCGTCTCGGAGACATCGCGCGGTGCTTACCGATAGCGAAACATTTCGCGGATCAAGGCCACAACGTGATGTTTGAATGCCTGCCGGAGTATCACGGTCTTTTCGAGATGGTCGATTATTGCAAGCCGCTTTATCCACAGAACGATCACAGCGGATTTCACCGCATCATCAACTTGCAAATATGGCCAGACTTGCACGAAGACTTTTGCGCGAGTCCGCTGGGATGGAGCGACTATGTTTACGGGCTTTTTCCAGAAGGCAAAGATATCGACCGTCAGATCGTTCTCAACTCGCCCGCAATAGTTACACCGCCCGAACTAAAATCATGGGTTCTTTGCTTTCCGACCGGATACTCGCAAGATAAAAAGATCGACGTTCGGGATGTTATCACCATCGCGCACCAAGTCGCGAACGGCAGGCCAGTTCTTTGCGCAGGAAAGGCCGCTCACGGCATGGCTGAGTTTGAAAGCATAGAATATATGTGTGCTTACATTCGGGACGCACTAGAAATGGTTACGATCAACACAAGCACAAGCATCCTTGCATCCGCGCTCCGCAAAAGTTGGGTTCACATCGCGGACAGCCCGAAGCACGACTTCGCGCATCCAAACCAGCGGCGTGTAGAGCGCAAGTTTTGACGCATCGTCCCCTTTGTGGGACTGCTCGACATTTTTACGAACGATTTAAGCGCGATCATGAACGAACTGCCGTTGGCAGTTACGTTCGGAGAGCGCAATTTTCTCGCGAATCGGACAACATACCGTCGTGACAATAGCCTGGCTGACGGCGGATTTATGGATTCGGCATCCATGACCATTACGGCGATCTACGACGCTTTCGTTCAGACTATTTCTCTCGGTGACGTTCTTATCATCGGGGGCCGGCGCTTTCGCGTTACGTCCGCAGAGCTTTCCCAAGACGCTGTCAGCGTCGATTTCACACTAGAGGACATTAACAAATGAGCATTTTCTTTCCAGAAGACGAGGGGCGCGAAGTCCCAGAGACAGACTATCAACCCATCCTTCGCACCGAATTAGTAACGGGCGCAGCGGGGCCGACCGGATCACAGGGCCAGAAGGGCGACACGGGAAATACCGGAGCGGGAGTTGTAACAGGCGGACTTACAGGACAGGTGCTCGCGAAAAAGAGCAATACAGACTATGACACAGAATGGGTCACAGGCGGTGGTGGTGGCTCTGCTATATGGGGCGGCATTCTTGGAACGCTTTCGAACCAGACCGACTTACAGACCATCCTAAATAATAAGGCACCTGCATCGGGCATTTCGCCAAGCGCAATTTCTGGAACGGCAGTAATTACGACGGATTCACGTCTAAGCGATTCGCGCACGCCTACAGGCGTAGCATCGGGCGATCTTGGTGGGACATATCCAGCGCCTAGCGTTGTTAAGTTGCAAGGGTTTTCAGTTGCGACGGCAGCTCCTATTACTGGTCAATCCTTGCGATGGAATGGATCGGAGTGGGCTGCGATAACTCCGCTAACCGTTGTAACATGGGGGAGCATTACCGGCACGCTCGCAAACCAGACCGACTTGCAAAGTGCCCTTGACGCAAAGGCGCTCAAAATTACGGCGATCACGGCAGGAACAGGGCTGACAGGCGGCGGCGACTTATCGCAGTCGCGCACGATCTCGATGCTCCCCGACGTTCCTGCGGACTCGCTCAATTTTAACACGGCGGCGACCGAAGCAAATGCTGTCGGGAAGATGTTTTGGAATGCAACCGAAGGCGCTCCGCAAGTTGGACTAGCAGGCGGAAATTTGCAGCTTCAAATGGGATCAATGCTTGTTGCCTACGTTCGCAATGCCGAGGCTACAACGCTTAATAAGGGCGAGGTGGTATATCTGTTCGGTGCAACTGGCAACCGCGCCAGCGTCAAACGAGCATCTAACCAAGCTGATTCCAGTTCATCAAAAACTATAGGGCTTGTTGCCGAAAGTATCGGTGCAAACCAAAATGGTTTTATTATTACACAGGGTACGATCGATGGACTCTCGTTAGGATCACCTTATGTTGAAGGCGACTCCGTCTATCTTGGAAACACTCCAGGGACATTTACACGGGTCAAGCCAACTCAGCCAAATCACATCGTTTTTATCGGCGTTGTAGAACGTGCGAATGCTGGCAACGGCCAACTTTATATCCGACCACAAAACGGCTTTGAGCTTGAAGAGTTGCACGATGTTCTAATCACTTCGCCAACGAACAATCAGACCATACTCTGGAACTCAGCAGTTACGCTCTGGACGAACTCAACCTTGACCGTAGGAACCATCAGCGGACTCTCAGCCGATCTTTCCGGCAAGGTCGCATCGGTCGGGGCCACTTCTCCCGTTGTTTCAAGCGGAGGCACAACACCGACAATTTCGATTCCAGCCGCAACAGCTTTGACAAACGGATTTTTGTCCGCGATTGATTGGGCTACATTTAATGCAAAGCAAGCCGCAGGCGCTTATGTAACATCTATTACTAGCGGGACGACAGGAGCAACGCAGCTTACAAATATGATGCAGATTACGTCCGCTGGATATAGTGCCATAACTTCGCCAGCCGCAAACACGCTCTATATTATCGTAGGATGATCTTAACTGATTCGACTTCCGCCAGAATACAATCGTCTATTGTATCTACAATAGCTAGTGCTACGTCTGCATTTCGCCATTTTATGGTATATGCAGACACCGCTGTATCTTCTGCAATTTCTGGCACTATTGGAATAATAAAAAATGGTCTTGGAATTTTAACTTTATCGGGAAATAATACTTATTCTGGTAATACTGCTATCAATGCAGGAGTTTTATCCATAACGGATATTACATCTTTGCCGGGGTGGAATACGAATGGAAGATATTCTGTGGAATCCGGCGCAACGCTTGCTGTATATAATGCAGTAACCGATGCAAATGTTGTTACGATGTTGGCAACGACAAACTTCAAAGCAAATTCAGCGATTGGTTTTGATACAACATCTGGAGTTAGAACATATCCGAATGTTATTGCTAATACAGCGCAGGGAGTATTGGGACTAACAAAGATAGGCGCAAATACATTAACGATTTCTGGAGCAAACACCTACACTGGGCCAACGCTTGTTATCGCTGGAACTCTTGCGACATCAGCGGCTAACAGAATCCCAAATGCCTCTGCCGTTACAATTCTATCTGGCGCGATAATTAATCTCGGAGGCTCAGACACCTTTGCTACTCTTGCAGGTGCAGGGACATTAACTTGTGGTGCAAATTCTTTGACTCTTAGCTCCGCAAATTCCGCAGCATTCAGCGGAACATTAACAAATACAGCAGGAACATTCTTTAAGTCAGGAACCGGAACGCAAACACTTTCTGGATCAACAACTGTTGCTGCAAATGTTCGGCTTGATGGTGGTGGAATTGTATCCAGCGGGACATTTACGCAAACAGCGGCAGCAGGCTCTCGTAACTTTCAGATTGCTATTAATACAGGAACAGCAGCAACACTAACTGTATCTAGTGGAACAATGACCATTACCGGATTGTTCTTCGGGGAGAATAACGGCGGATCAGCAACGATGAATGTTAATGCCGGAACGCTTCAAGTGAATGGCGAGACATGGATGGCTGGTCTTGCCAGCACACTTAATGTTAATGGCGGAACATTTAATGGATCAGCTTATGATATTGGTGGTGGTGGTGGAACTACGACAAGTATTGTAAACATAATATCTGGGACATTTGCATTAACTGGGAACCTTCGCTGGGGTATCGGCGGAGCGTCTGCAACATCTGTAATAAACCTAGATGGAGGAACATTCCGTTGCAATAACTGGTTTAGAAATGGCGGGACGAATACATTCAACTTTAACGGTGGAACATTTACTACAAACGCTAATAATTTAACTATAACTCAGCCGCTTATATCCTGCTTGATTAAAAGTGGTGGAGCTATATTCGGAAATGCCGTTACGCTTATTTTCGATACTGTTTTGGCAAATGCGCCTAGCGTTTCGGGAAATCTCGTAATGAATGGAACCGGAACGCTTGTTCTTAATCAGGCTAATACATTCTCTGGAACGATCACGATAAATGCTGGAATTATCCAATTTGGAAATAGTTCTACAACCGGATCGGCTGGCTCAAGCAGCGGAATAACAAACAACGCAACGCTTGCATTCAACCGCACTAATACAATAACGCAGGGAACAGACTTCCCTATTATCAGCGGAAGCGGGATTCTTATTCAGACGGGAATCGGAACAACTATACTTGGTCTATCAAATAGTTATACAGGAGAAACTAGGATCAACGCTGGAACATTAAGATTAGGTCACGCTAATGCACTTGGTTCTGGGAGCATTCGCTTTAACGGTGGAACAATGCAATTTGGTAGCGGGATAACGTCAGATGTCTCTTCGAGGATTGTAAATAATTCTTCCGCTATTCGTATAGATACAAATGGTCAGAATGTTGATTTTGCATCGCTCGATTCAACCAATACTGACGGACTGGTTAAGACGGGAACTGGGATATTAACAATGTCTAGCTCTGGTAATACTTATACTGGAGTCAATACAATTAGCGTAGGGGAAATGACATTCTCTGGAACCTATACTGCAACAAATGCTGTCAATATCAATGGTTCAGCTAATCCGATATTAAATATCAGCGGTAATTTTACACAGACATTTACTGGAAGCGGTGTGCGTAGCTTCCAACTCGCAGTCAGTGCAGGAAATACAGGAACCGTAAATGTAAGTGGATCGGCGGTTGTTACACTTAATGGCGGAATGATGCTTGGTGATAACAATGGGGGCAACGGGACATTCAATCAAACAGGTGGCACGGTCAATACCAGCACCGCAGGCGTTTGGTTGGCTGGCGCTGTTTGTTTGATTAATGTTTCTGGCGGCACATTTACCGCAAATGGGATCGAATGCGGCGGAGGAACAGGGGCTGGAACAATAACAATTTCTGGAGGAACGATAAATTCAGATAGCTTAATTCTAAATCGCGGAACTGGGGCCAGCGTATCGTCTACATTAAATTTAAATGGTGGCAATTTTACCACAACCGGCATTTCTCATGTCACGACAACTAACCCAGCGACCATTAATTTTAATGGGGCAACATTCTCGCCGCAAAATACAATGTCGATACCAACAACTGTATCAACTGTTGTAAAATCTGGTGGAGCGATTTTTAATTTATCTGGAGCAGCAGCATTAACGATTGCAGGAGCATTAACCGATGGAACTGGTGGAGGTGGAGTAACAAAACAAGGGACTGGGACTGTTAATTTAAATGGAACGAATACATACACCGGCGCAACATCAATTTTAGGTGGGAATATTGTAGTTCCAAAAACCAATGGTGGCAGTAGTGGAACTGCAACCTTCACAAATACGACCCTTTCTGTTTCATTTAATGTTGCCCCTACGGTTGGGATGACATTTCGTTATTTTCCAGGAACGACTACGCAAACCTACGCATCTGTAACTTTGGTCGGTGCTCCAGGTCGAACAGCAACATACAACTCCAGCAACTCAACTCTTACAATAGCATGATAATTCAACCTAATGAAGATGGCTGGGCATTCGACGAGTCAACCGCATGGAAGCTGGTTTACGATGGAAGCACGATCATCTTTTTCGACGAAACAGAGAAAGCGATCTCGACGCAAAGCATGTTGTTCGTAGGAACAAAAGACGAATGCGGAGCAGAGATCGCGCGGCTTGGGCTTGTTGACGTTACCGCCCAAGAGAATGATAACGGACTCGACCTACACGCTGACGCTGGAGAAGGCGCTGACTGACACTTTCGTGCTTGCACTCCAGCAAGAGATGCAGAGCGCCCTTGTGGTAACGGCAGCGGAGAACTTCGGAACGATGACGCTTCCGGCGTGCTTCGTGAAATGCACTCGCCAGCGCGAGAGCATTATCGACTCCGCCATTTTCCAGTTCTCGGTCGATATCGCGTTGATCGTGCAGGCCGACGACATGGATCAAATGGCGATGGAGAACTTATGGTCGCAGGTGCTCTGTATTTCGCATGATATTACCGGCCTAAAGACAAAGCTCAACGCCGTCCGTCCGCAATATGCTTTCGTATTCGGCATCCTTCGAGACGGGCCGGTATCGATCTCGACAAACGAGCGGCACTTTGAGCGGTCGGTTACGATCACGGTGCACGCTGCACTTTTCGCGAGTTGACAATTTCCACGAAATATCATGCCAGCAACCGTCATCACATCATCCGTAGCGTCCGGCGTTGAGTTCGGACTCCTTCAAGAAACTGGGCTTTTGCTCAACTCATTCTCTCGATCCGTTCAGAGCGATAAAGCAACTGTAATGGACGCGCTCGGCGATACCGTTGCCGTGGCTTACTTCAACAAGACTGCCACGATCTCGCTCGACGGTGTTGTAAATGGTGGAGTCGCATACGAACTCGCCAACATCCTCACCCTCGCCAACGATACGACATCCTATGGCGTTTCCGGTGGTGCAGTTATCGTCGATTCCGTTTCCGAAAAGACAGGCGCCGGCACGTTCAAAACGATCACCGTTTCCGCTACTCAATACCCCGAGATCGTCTAAGCAACTGGCTCATGCCGTTGGCTCCCCGGCTAAAGGGAGCCGCCTTTTTTTAAATATATGGACGCAAACAAGAAATTCTTTCACACGATCAACTTAAAAGCCGCCGTCGCACTCGCGACAATGGGCTTCAAAATGAACTTCCCACCGGTCACTCGACTGGTTCGCACCGACGGCAAGGAGTCCACGGAGTTCTGGTTTGAGGGAGAGAACGACAAGGGCCAAGACGCTTCACAAGTCTATCGCCAGATGACCAAAGAAGGCGACGAACTCGAAGCCAAAGAGCCAGAGAACCCGCTCTGTTACATCCGCGCCGCATTAGCCAACCGCGACGTCTTGGTGGACATCATCCGCAATACTCCGCGCTTGATCGAGATCGAGCACAACGGCAAACGCATTGCCATCAGCGAGCACGCTTCGGACAAGACGAAGCAAGAAATGACCAGATTTTTGAAATAATGAAAAAGACACAAAACACAGACCTAGTAAAAGACGACGAAATTCTTCGCATTCAAGCAATGGAGGATGGGCCGAAGAAGGTGAACGGACGCATCCTGCGACCCATCACGGCGCTTACAATTAGTTGGATGCAACGCAATGAGGTATTTTCTGGCGATATGGATCCAGTTTGGAAGGCGGCAGCATTTACTTTCCTTCACTCCGAACCAATGAGCACGATCCGTGGGGCCGTCAATGACCGCGACACGTTCATCAACGCCGTCGATTCTTGGATCGAGAAGAACATGAGGCATCATCATGAGACTGGCGCAATGTCGGAAGCGATGGGTGCGGCATTTGATCTTTACAATTCCGCTTCTCCAGCATCGGAAGCCGGTGAAGGCTCAGGAAGCCCAAACTAAACAGCCCCAACTGGCTTGCTATCTACGCCTACCGGCTAGTCAAGATAACGGGTTGGGGCTTTCGAGAGATCATGGAAGAACTGCCATTCGCGGCAGGGCTTCAACTCCTGCACGCTGACGACTACGCCAACGGCAGGCATTCAGCCTGGGCTAACAACAACTCCCGAGTTGATGTTGACGCTCTCGCCACGATAGAGCAAACGCTCGCAAAACATGGCAAAATTCAAATTCGAGAGTCTGAAATTTGAGCAGATAATGAAGGACTACGCGACCATTCGCGAGGTCACGATCCCTGACGCCGTTATGCTCAACGCTCGCCTTCTTTGCGTGGAGTTGGCTAGGCGAACGCAGCCGTTTGGCATAGACGATAAAGCGAAACTAACGGGCGAAAAGGCGATCACTCGCGATCTTGTTGGGGGTAGATCATCAAGCGCCGTGCATTCGACTCGGCGTATTGGTATCTTTGGCATCATCGGCGACGCAATGAATATCGCAGGTGGCTATGCTTGGTATAAAACAGGCGAGAACGTCCGCTTATTTATCGGGAAAGACGGATACGCCTACGGAACAGAGAAGAGCTATTTTCGGCCAGATGCGTCGCAGTCTGATATGCGATCCTTCCACAAAAAGTTTTTTGTGAATGGCAAAATGTCATCAGCAGGATCACGGGATCGGACTATCGGACGCTGGAAGTTTTTGGATAAAATGTTTGTTAGCGAAGCTACGATGAACTCTTACAAAGAATCTGTCTTGAAAAAGGTAGGTATCGCCAAGGCAGGATGGGCATCGTGCGCACTCAAGCTCAAAAAAGTTAACAAGGGAAGCCTAACCGCAGGCTTCCCGAAATGGGTCACAAGACATACCGGCGACTTCGACAACGGGCGAGTGCAGGACATGACATCGGACTTAAAAAATCCAAGGGTTGAACTAATAAACAAGACGCCTTGGGCAAGTAATGTTATTCCAGAATCTGAAAAGGAATTTGCCAAGGCCGTCATCGTTGCAAAGATGAAAAAGCAAATGGAAGCAATATTAAAAAAGAGACAAAAAGGGCTTATAGAAACATAATATCATGGCAGACGTATCAGTAACATTTGGGGCAACCGATGAGGGACTTGAGAAAACACTCAAGACCGTCAGAACGGAACTAAACACCCTGGAAGCCAAGGTAAAGGCGGGCGGTATGTCCATGACCGAACTTGAAAGCACGATGAAGCGCATCGGTCAAGTCAAGTCGATGGAAAAAAATATCAAGGCCATCGGAGATCAGTCGAAAGACACAACCGACAAGGTCAAGACTCTCGGCAAAACGAGCGAAGAAGCTGGAGAAAAGGCAAAGCTCGGCTTCGGGAAAATAGCCGTAGGGGCAACACTCGCCGGAGCCGCAGCGAAGCTCGGATCAATGGCAATCGAGGGCGCATTTGCCGTTGCACAAAAGACCGTGCAGAGTTTTGGGGCCGCGCTTGATATGGGCGGCAGGCTGAATGACCTAGCCGACCGCACGGGGCTTGCAGTTGATCGCGTTCTTCTTTTGGAGCGAGCATTTCAAAACGCTGGCGTCGGCGCCGATTCTCTTGGCCCGATTATAAACAAAATGCAAAAGGCACTTGTGGACGCCGAAGATGGCACAAGCAAAGCCGCATACGCATTCGTTGATCTGGGTCTTTCGCTTTCTCAACTCAGGAACCTATCACCAGAAGAACAACTTCGCACGATAGGAAAGGCTATTGCCGCAATTCCAGATCCAGCACAGCGGGCCTCGACAGCGATGGAGATTTTTGGCAAGTCGGGCGGTGCGCTCAACCAGGTATTCGCCAATTTCGACGACGAGGTTGAGACTGCGAAGCGGCAACTCGGATCGTTGCCGGATATAATGAAGGCGGGATCGTCGCAGTTTGACCGCATCAGCGACAACCTTGTTGTCGTAGGTGGCAAGTTCATCGAGTTCGCAGCGGGCTTGATCGACAAAGTAAAGCCCGCACTCGACGCCGTAACCACGGCCATCTCGATGATCGACGCCGCTGGCATAGGTCAAGAGATCGGAGAGTTCTTCGTAGGCGCCGGTGAAGGAATGAAGATGTTTCAAAAAGCCGTTGACGAGTTTAAGGTTGGCAACTTCTCCGAAGGCTTCAAAGCGGCATTTGAGGCGATCAAAATGCAAGCTATGGAGACGGGTAACTCTATTTACACAAAGCTAGTTGCGGCTTTTAAAACCGCAGCGGATGCTATTTCTTCTTTATTTGCAAAAGATAGCGCAGTCATGATGGTTCTGTCATCTGCTGGAACAGCGGTTGGTGGAATAATTCAAAAAACTATTTTTGATTCCCTTGCGCAAATTGCAGACCAATTTCCTATTTTTGGAGATAAGTTTAAAAAGGCAATGGAGCTTAAATCTGGTGGGGCGGCATTAGCTGTTGATAATGCTTTTCTAAGGATAGGGGCATCAGGGGAGCTTGTCGCAGACCAAATAGGCGAAACATTTGGAAATATCCCAGATAAGTTTGAGAAAAATATGGCTGGAATAAAGCCGCTTTTCGATACTACCGTAAAAGAACAAGATCGCATAATTGATAAAAACAAGGAGATCGAGAAGAGCGGGGATGCGGCATTTAAGCACCGGCCATTCAACTTCGTTGAAATATCGAAGGCACAGCAGGCCGAAATGGACAAGACCGCAAATGCTAAAGCCGAAGAGGAGCGAGCCGCAAATGCTGAAAAGGCACGGCAAGAAAAACTAAAAGAATCCGCCGCGCTCAAGCGTGATGAAGTCGCCCTCCAGCTTAAAATAAACGATGCGATTGCATCTGGTAATACTAAAGAAGAGGATCGGCTAAAAGCTGAAGCAGCTTTAAACAAAAGCATCCAAGACATGATCAAAAGCGGGATGGGTGAGGAAGAGGCTACAAGACTAGCAAACGAGCTTGAGCGAGCATCAAGGGCTGCCGACAGGACGAAAAATTCCCTCGCCACAAAGATTGGCGAGGACATTAAAAAACGCCAAGAATCCGAAGCCGTTGACCCAGGCGGAAAATTGATGAGGAAGGCGCAAGAGCAAATTGCAAAAGGCCGTTACACATCTGCGGAAACTACGATGCGCCAGATTAAAGACCGCGAAGCTGATGTAAATATAAGAGGCACAGGCAAGGGCCGCGACACTCGCGCTCTCGAGGATATTGGGCGGCAGGATTATGGCATAAGGAGAGATTTCGGAGAGTCTCAATCCGACTTTCGCGAGCGCATCCGACTTGCCCGCGAGGAGGGGAAATACGGGAAAGAGGCAAACGAAAACATAAAGAAGAGCCTAGCCTCCACCCAAAAGAGAATGGGCGAGGGGATGAAAAAAGACGCCGAAAAGAAGGCAGAGGAAAAGAAAACTCCGATGACTCTCGAAAGCATGGTGAAAGCAATTCAAACCGCTGTTGAAAAACTTGAAACAAAACTACCACAGCCGGTAATGGCTTAAAGATATGGCACATATTTATCACGGGTCGGATGACCTAATTTTAGTTGACGTTCAAAGACAGGACTTCCCATCCAACCTTTCACGTATTGATGCGACATACAAGTGTCGCACAACGAGAGCCGATGCGCTCGCGCCGTTGCTCGCCGCTGGCAACCGCCTGCCAGAATATCCGGCTTATATCATTCGACAAAACCCGACGCGCGAAACGGGTCAAGACGGATTCACAACATTCACGTCATCTTCATTTTCTTCCACGGGAACTGGAATTTCGGTTGGAACTCCTGCTGTTTTTGGCGCCATAATTACGCAGGTCAATGTGCCTTTTTCTGTTTTATATTTGAGCGGATCCACTACAGGCAGCTCTCAGGGGCTGCCTTTCACAGTCCTGTCGGACACCATCACGCGCACATTTACCCTCGCGGCTAACGTGTCGGTAACGACGCTCGCTCTCCCCGCCGAAACTTTGAACTACAAAATAGTCAGTTCAACGGAGGCTTTGGACAACATTCTAGGAAGTGGAACATATTCGCAAAAAATATACAACACCACTACACGATCCTTTATTTTAGTTCCCTTTGACCGGAATAACATTTTTACAAAAGTCGCAATAATAAATGTAAATAGATCAACTTACGGCGGTGTTGATGAGGTGCAATGCACATGGGGATATGATTTCGCTAATTGCGGATTGAACTTGGTGCAAACTGCCGGTTCTCCCAACCCCTACATCACCGCATGAACGACTTCCCAGTTGATTTTCAGACCGTAGCAAAGGGGGGGCAACAATTAAAGCCGATCTCGTCATCTGATCTTATGCGAAATTTCGCTTGGGCAAAATTGCAAGCCGATCCGACGCTTGTTGAGGAGGTCGCTTCGATGGGATTCACCGGCTTCAAGCTCAAGATTCCACCAGTCCCAGGCGGCGGCACATACGTCCTCGGCGCGGTGGATGGCGCGCTCACTTGGCTCTCCACCGAAGAATGCTAAAATGACTCTAGGCCGCACACCAGAAGGCGTGATCAAGATCAAGACCGACGAAGAAGGTGGCGGCCTTCGCGCGGTGAATTGCGCGTGTTGTGTGACATGCGAATTGACTTGCTCATGCAGTCCTTTTTGTGGGTTTACTCAAATTCAAGTGCAGGGCGGAGAGATTTTAGATGGTTGCAATGATGGTTCTTTTTTTTGCGATTTATTTTCATGGAGCAAAGTCGGATATGGCTCCGTAGATTTAGATACCAGTAACATGATTGCATCTTGCAACATTACTGGTTTCGGGTTTGGCCTTTTATTGGGAACGACATCACCTTATGGAACCTACTCAAACGGAGTTACAATCATTCCGGTCTAAATTAAATCCAGAAATGTTTGAAAGATTGCTCAAATCTTTGAAGCGTTTTGCAGAAGCCGGAATGCCAAGTGTATCACCCGAAGCACTAGCCACCCGCGAAGCGACGTGCCGCTCATGTCTCGAATGGGACGCCGCCGCGCTGAACAACACGGGCCGCTGTCGCAAATGCGGGTGCAGCACTTGGGCAAAACTAAGAATGGCAACCGAAAGATGCCCGATAGGCAAATGGGAAGCTGTTGACAAAACACCCGAATAAATGGCACGCGACCTTTATATCGATATGACTAACCGCAGGCTGGCGACGAGCTTGACCAACCTTACGCCCTCAGCCGCTCCGCGCTTCATAAAAGGCGACAATGGCGCTATCAACCTTTATTTTCTTGAAGCCACGGGCAACGTATCCGCACCTTTCAATGTTGTCGATATGACCGGAACTACGGTCAAATTTGGCGTAGGAACAAGGACGGGAACGCCTGCCAGCGGAACTTTCACGCTCTCCTTCGGTGGCGAAACGAGCGGAGCAATAGGGTTCAGCGCAACCGCCGGCGCGATATCGTCCGCGCTCAACTCACTCTCAGCAATTACGAGCATCGGTAAAGTGTCCGTTGACGGCACGATGGCAACGAACTTTGTCATTTCGTTTAACTCCGCAGGCACTCGTAGCGCGATCACCGCGAACGTCTCGCATCTCATTCCGACCACATCGGCACTCATTGACGAGCGCATCGTCGGAGACGCCACGACAAACGAAATTCAAGAGTTGCAGTTGCGTCTTGCGCCTGCCGTTTATCAGCCAACTTGGACTGATCTAGGCACGGCCTTAACCGTTAGCGTCGCCACGACATTAACCGGATCGACACTCCAAAACGAAGTGCAGCGCATCTCATTTTCGCGTCCTCCCTACCAAGGCAGTTATCGCGTAACCGTGCCGACATACAACGTGGACATCGCCTCGACCGTCACGGATGGCGTATTTATTACGTCAAGCAACCACGGACTGACGCTCGCTCAGCCAGTTGTATTAACGGGCTTCACGGCGTTGACCGGCTACACGGCAGGCATCCAGTATTTCGTTCGATCAATTCCGCAAACGACCGAGTTTTTGCTCGGCGTAACAGCGGGAGCAACCGCGATCACAACCGGCACAGGCACGGTAACAACGGGAAGCGTCGCAACAACCGTCCTACGTCAGACCGACCCTCTCGACGCGAGCACAACAGCATCGGGACTACAATCAGCCTTGCAGGCGCTCGACTCTATCGGCCTCGGCAATGCGACCGTGAGCGGCATCCAAGGCAGTTACTACGACGTGACGTTCGGAGGCAGCAAAAGCTTTGCTGACCTTCCTACACTTCAGACGCAAAGCGGCTTGAGCGCGGCGGCGGGTAAGACGGCATCGGTCAACTTCTCGACCTTTGGCGTGCGCGACTATTTGCTAAATGCAACGAATGCGACCGCCGATCTGGAGATCGAACTCACCGAAAGCGGAGAGCGCAACACGATAATTCTTCAGCAATGCACACTCACCGAGGAACTCATAACGCAAGCCAGCTTGACATAATGGAGAGTCACACTTTCCATTCTCTTGTCGGCACGTCCGCACCCGCCGCTGCCGTTTTGATCTCGTTCAGCGAGGTTGAAGCATGGCTCCGCATTCTTTCGCTTTTGATGGGAATTTGCATTGGGGCAGTTTCGTTGTATAAAATGACCAAGTCTAAAAAATGAAAACACTACTCGCAAAATTGAAGGAACCGTCAACCATCCGTGGAATCGCTATCATCGGTGGCGTTGCCGGTTTGAGCTTAGAACCAGCAAAATGGGACGCTATCGGCGCGGCGGTAGCCGCCATCATTGGACTCATCGAAATCTTCCGAAAGGAAAAATGAGCGCCAAAACCATCGCGCTTTGGATGATCGTTCTTTCATTTGCTTTCTTGGGAATGGCGTTCCTGACTTCATGCGCTGGGTTCAATAATCCGGCGGTATGCGTTAAAACGGATTACGGAACTTTTTGTTATGAGCTACCAGAAATACCATCGCTCAAAAAATGACCTTTGACGACCGCAGCGAGATCCAGCTTGCAACGCTCCACCCTGAGATGCAGAAGGCCATGCGAGCCTTCCTTGGCGTGGCAAAGACTATTGCCGCGAAGACCGGACATGACGTTAAAGTTATTAGCGGAACACGCAGCTACATGGAACAAGATGCGCTCTATGCTAAAGGCCGCACGATTCCAAATACCTCGATTGTAACACGGGCCAAAGCGGGATTTTCACTACATAATTTCGGCATATCAGCCGATATAGGAATCTTCAAAGGGAAAGAATATTGCGGCGAGCATCCGCTGTATAACGAACTCGGCACGCTCGGCAAAAGCCTCGGCCTTGAATGGGGCGGTGACTGGAAATTTGTTGACGAGCCGCACTATCAGCTCCGCCCGCATTGGGCGAAGGGAATGACAGAACGCGAAATGCTCGCAATTTTACGCACTAGAGTATCTAAAAAAATAGACATCCTCGCTTGAAAAAAAAGAGACAACCGACGGTTGAATCGGAGCGTGCGGAAGCACTCGCGGAAGCGAAGCGCATCCTGTCGGAGCATTACGACTGCGGCTTGACGATCGTTAGCTGGGAACAAGGCGGGGAGACGCATCACGGGGAGTTTGTCTTTGGCAACAAATACGCCGTCGAAGGACTAGCTGGCGATTCTTTCAGTATCTTATTTCCAGACTTGGAAGAAGAAGAGGAGGAGGACGAAGCATGAAAATGACACTTGAATACGACGAAACAGAGCGATACGAGCACGAGGTGGCGTGTAAGGCGCTTGATATTCTCATTCTTGTTGATGATATAGACCAAGAGCTTCGATCCGCTCTCAAGCACGAATCCGGAGCATTTGCGAAAATGGACGAAGACACGATGGAAGCCGTCCGCGCTTGGATTTGGGAGCAACGTAGCGAGCGAAATATTCCAGAACTTAAATGAAAGGCTGGAAAAAATGGATGGCTGTTGGATGCTCGCATGGCGATCAAATAGACCCAGAGGCTCGCAAGGCCGTTCTCGTGTTCAAAGATCGCTGGAAGCCGGACACGACAATCCATCTTGGAGACTTCCTTGATCTCGCGGCCTTCCGATCTGGTGCTATTTCAGACCCGAACTCAAGCGACCGCGCAGCGAGTATCAGCGACGATCTCAGCGCCGGCATTGACTTCCTGCACGAACTCAGACCGCAACACATTCTCTACGGCAACCACGAAGCCAGACTTTACAAGCTCGCGTCTTCACCCAACGCGCTTGCGGCGCACGCCGCAACGCTAACCATCCAAGCCATTGAAAAGACCGCAAAGGAACTCAAAGCGAAATTATACCCGTATCACATTCGTAGCTTTTACGAACTCGGCGGAACCAAATTCTTGCACGGCTATATGTATAACGTGCAAGCGATCCGCGATCATGCGGAGACATATGGCCAATGCGTATTGGCGCACCTTCACCGCGTAGGCTGGGAACGCGCTAGAACGCTTGATGGGCCTAGCGGCTATTGCGTCGGGATGCTAGCTCGTTTTGATATGGAATATGCGAGCACACGCAGAGCAACCTTTGGATGGTCGCAGGGGTTCGCATTTGGCTATTACAAAGACAACTCGATAAACATAAATCTATGCGAAAGACGACAAAACAACCCTTGGCTATTGCCGATGTAAATAAAGCCTGGGACGCTTTCTACGAGACGACCAAAGTCGAAAGTGAAAAAGACCTAGCCAAGCAAGGCTGGAAGACCATCCGCGCTATTGCGAACGAGTCAAAGTTGACCGTCGCATCAATTTCTTGCCGAGTTGAAACTGCCATTGGGAAAGGGATACTCGAAACAAAAAAGGCAACGATACAGACGAACCAAGGCGCTCGCGAGGTAAATTTATACCGACCGATCTCAAAATAAAAAAGCCCGCAGAAGCGCACAGGCATTGGTTGCGCTCATTTGTAAAGACTTTTCTCAAGAATTATTTTTGCACTTCGCGAAAATTTTTCTTTTCATCTTTTCGCAGATGAAAGAATGTTTGCCCATCGAACGGGACGAACCCGAACGAAAGAAACAAAAACTAAATATATGGACCCACTCACATTTCTCGCCCTCTTCGCCACCTGCATGATCTGCTCGTTCATCGGTGGATACCTAATAGGCAGTATAAAATCCACCTGCGATGCCGAACAAACTCGCAGATGGTGGATGAACCGTCAGATCAAACGGGAGCGCCGGTAATGACAGAAGCGGAATTACATGACGCGGAATGCCAATTCACCCGCGCATTACTGTGCGGGATGATACAGCAGGCCGTTGCTGACCTTCAAAGCGAGAAGGTCTTTCAGACTAAACAGCTAAATGAGGCTCAAGAACTCGACAGGGAGTCGGCAATTCATTTCATCAAAAGCAAAGCATTTCAAGGCATCTGTGACGTTCTCGCACTCCCAGCCGACAAGATCAAAACTAGAGCACTAAAAAATGATATTAGCACTCGATCCAGGAACGACGCACAGCGCGTTCGTACAATTCGACCACGGAAAGATAGTTGACCACGGTCACCTACCGAATGCCGAGATCCGACAGGTTCTTATCGGTCGCGAATACGACCGAGTTGCTTGTGAAATGATCGCCAGCTACGGCATGGCAGTAGGAGCGAGCACATTCGAGACGTGTCTCTGGATCGGGCGCTTCATCGAAGTTGCACGGGTGGACGTGGAACTTATCTTTCGTAAGGACATTAAAATTTTCCTATGCGGCACGATGCGAGCAAAAGACGCCAACGTGCGTCAGGCATTGCTCGATCTCATCGGGCCGCAGGGAACAAAGGCCCAGCCGGGGCCAACATACGGCATCAAATCCCATTCATGGGCGGCATTAGCTGTGGCCGTATTCGCAGCACAACAAAAAAGAAAATAGAAAATGAAAATAACAAAAGGAAAACAAACACGCGCCCAGCGCGTAGTCATCTACGGAGTCGAATCCGTAGGCAAATCAACATTCGCGGCCAAATTCCCAAAGCCGCTGTTCTTGGACATCGAGGGCGGCACGAGCCACCTGGATGTGGATCGTTGCGAGATCAGCACGTGGAAGCAGTTAACCGATGCGTTAACTGAGGCCAAAGCGACCGACTACAAGACCATCGTCATCGACAGCGCCGACTGGGCCGAACGCCTGTGCGTTGAAGACCTACTCGCTAGCACCAAAAAGACCAGCATCGAAGACTTTGGCTTCGGGAAGGGATGGGTGATGGTCGCAGAGCGCATGAGCCGGTTCTTGTCATCTGTCGATCAGTTGATTGACGCCGGCAAGAACGTGGTGATGATCGCTCACTCCAAGATCGTCCGCTTTGAAGCGCCTGACGCCTTGGCAGCATATGACCGATATGAGTTGAAACTAAGCAAACAATCGGCGCCGTTGCTTAAAGAGTTTGCGGATGAACTTTGGTTCCTACGGTTTAAGACTAAGGTAAGCACTACCGACAGCGGCAAAGGAAAAGGCATCGGAGGCAAAGAGCGTATATTGCTCACAACGCACAGCGCCGCCTACGATGCAAAGACCCGCAGCGGCCTTGCGGAAGAACTCCCGCTCGAATGGGCATCGGTCGCGCATTTATTTGAAGCCGTTGCAACTAAACAGCCCGATCATATCGTTGACGCCGACGAAATGGTCGGATGGCAGGCCCGACTTGCAGAACATGAAGGCGCGGTGAATCAGTTCCTCATTGGGCGTGGAGTGCTAACAAGCGAACAGACTTGGCGCGACTGCGCGCCGGAATACCTGCATCGCGTTGCGCTTCGCGTCGATCAGTTCGTGAATACGGCGATCGAGTGGAGGAAGGCGAACTCGTGACAAATACTACCCATTATTTGCAACGGCACTTATACCTTAAACAATTAAAATAAAATGAGTAAAGAAATATCACCTTCAACGCTTCCTAAACTCGCCGAGTGCGCTCTCTTCGAGGGCGCAAACGGCACAAGCTCGGCAGCGGAGCGCGGCACGGCAGTCGATCTTGCGATCCGTAACCTAGTAGCAGGGAATGAACTTGAGCCGATGGCCGATGTCGTCGGGTTTGACTTCAGCCCCATCGCCTTTGGAGTCAAGCAACTCAAGCGACTTGCGCGGAATTCGTTTATCGAAACGCGAGAAGAGTATCTCGCAATGGCAGTGCCTGGGCTATCGAAATTAGGAACAGCGGACGCAGTCTGCAAAGATCAAAAATGGGTCGCCGACATAAAAACAGGACAGGTCAGAAATTACAGAAATCAGTTGATGGCATACTCATTAGCTTGCATGGAGGATAACTTTGAAACGTCTTGGACGGCTCATGTTATCTACGTCGATCAAAAGCTCATTCGTAGTTATGATTTTACATACGAAGAAGCCAAACAAGGCACGCAGCGAGTTATCGACCGCGCAACAAGCGCGGAGGCGAAGCCGACGCCGTGTGAGTATTGTAGCTGGTGCAAGCACTACAATAATTGCAACGCTATCGTGCGACAGGCTGAGAGCGCAATCGCTCTTATCCCAGAGGCAACCGGTAACAGCATCGAGGCGATCAAAGAGCGCATCCTTGCAACGCAAGAATCGTTTGGATCTTTCATTCGCGAATGGAAGCTGGCAGAAAAGGAGATCGCGGAGCCGCTACTCGGTCACCTCAAAACACGTCTCGAAAACGGGGACGAGGTTGCCGGCTGGAAACTCACAAGCGTAAGCGGAAGGAAGTTTGTGGAAGCTGACGCTATTGCTAAAGCATCCGAAGGTATCACGAAAGAGACACTAATTCTCGCGATGGGTGGTAAGCTATCGGAAAAGAGTTATATCGAGCTTTGCGCCAATAACGGCGTAGAGCCAGATACAACGGCGATAAAGGCCGGAGCGCCAACAACACAACTTAGACAGACTAAGATCAAATAATTTCCTCGCCAACCTACAAAGGTCAGTCCCGTAGGTGCAGGGGCAAAAGGGGGCTGCGCATCCTAAAAAACGCTGACCAACAACAACAAAAATAGAAAATACAAATGCCAACATATAAAGCATCAGAACCAAAGCAGGCCGCGATTTATTTCGTCGAGCCTGGAACCTACGAAGTCGAGATCGTCAAGGCCGTCGAGAAGACAAGCCAAGCCGGAAACCCGACGATCAAGCTCGACGTCGCCGTCATTCTTGAAAGCGGAATTGAAGGGCCGAAAATGTGGGAGCATCTCACGTTCACGCCCAAGGCTGCGTGGAAAGTTGACCAAGTGCTATCCAGCATCGGTCGGGCTGTCATCCCAGGCGAAGACGTAACAGTCGAAGCGGAAGACCTAATTGGTGAAAGGGGAGTTTGCGTCGTCGGCGTAGAGCCGGGGCAGACCAACCCAGACCATCAGTTCAACTGCATCGAGCGGTGGTTGTTCGGTGACGAGAAAACAAAATGGCTCGGCAACCGTCGCAAGCCCGCGGCCAAGACAGACAAGCACATCGTTGCAAAAAGCAACGGATACGTTGCTCAACCCGCCGACGAAACCGACGACATTCCGTTCTAAACAATGAATGGAACTCTCTCACTCCGGCTGTGTATCTGTATGAACGAATGCCCTGTTGGCTTACGTCTCGAAAGGGGCGATCCCCTGCCAGTTTACCAGCATACATATGACGACACACCGGAGGGGAGAGCACTCGCGGAAACCCACCTAGAAAGAATCTCAGATTATGTTCGACGGCATCACAAAACTACTAAATCTCACAAGACTTGTTAAAGAACAGATGGCTGATCTTGAATTACTAGTTGAATTATTAAACATTCGCATCGAGTCGCTCACAGAAGAGAACGACCGACTCATAAAAGAAAACAAGGCGCTCCGCCAATTTCTCTCAGGTCAAGATGAATAACCAAATGCAATGGCGCGGGTATCCGCTCCGCTGTTGGCCTAATCACCAAGACGACTGCTATCGATGGGATTGGGAGATCCAGATCGACGGAAAGTGGGTTGAGGTTGTTACTCAAGCCACGCGGTGGATCGAAGAAGAGGCTGAGGAGACACTTAGACATTACTTGACAAGGCTGAAATCTTAGACTAAATTCAACGCGGCTGTGAGAAGCCGTTCAATACAGCAAATGAAACCAACTTTTTCCCGCAATACATCCATCCGGCTCGCTGTTAAGCCTATTCTCACATGGTTGTATTGCGGGATTTTTAGATGAAAGAATATAATATGAAAACACATTGGGTCGCGGATATGTATCCGCTAAACGAAACGGATGTTTCGGCATTGGCTGAAGACATCAAAACAAACGGGCAGATCGCTCCAATCAAGATGCTGAAAGATGGTCGCATTATTGATGGTCGCAATCGCTGGATGGCTTGTCAGAAGGCAGGAGTTGACCCGCTTATTGATATTATCAATCCAGACGGGGAAGAAGTCACAGACGAGAAGCTCTTCGCATTGGCGACATCCTGCAACTCCATGCGAAGAGACCTGACAACAAGCGAGCGCGCTGTGGCTTCGGCTGTTGCCTGGAAGCGGTTGTTTCCAGAGGGTGCGCCTGGCAAAGGTGCAAGAAATGACATTCAACCTAAGTCCAAAAATGGACTTACGTTCGAAGACTTCGCAAGCCAATCCTTCAAGGTTGGAAAGAGCTACGCAAAGCAAGCACTCGCCATCGCTAACTACTCGCCTGAGTTGCTGGAGGCCGCGAAGGAATCTTTGGATGGAGCTTACAAAACCTACCAATCCGAGAAGCTCAAACGCGAAGATGACAAAAGAAACCGACAGCTTCTTGTTGATCATCCAGACCTAAAGGAACGTGTCGCAAATGGAAATCTATCCGCTGAAGAAGCGATCACAATCGCCAGAAAGCGAGACGCTGAAATTATTGCAAAAGAGGAATCACTCAAGCAACAAAAGGCGTTTATCGCTCAAGGATTCAATCGCACGATAGAACTATTTCATGGCCTACTAAACTGGGAGTCAAATGATATCCTTGAGGCCATAGAAAATGAGACGATAGCAAATGCTGCGTCCCAACCAAAGCACGAAGGAGAATCCCTTCTTCTTGCAATCAAAACAATGACAGAAATACACAACAGGAAATACTCAAAATGATAGACATAAATAACGAGACAGATGAAATCCTAGAAGAAATCATTCTTCCCGGAAAACTAAATGACAAGCTGAAAAGCATTGTATCAAACGACAATCAATCCTTATCAAAGTCATTCGATCCAGATGAGCAATGTGAGCGTTTATGCCAAAATCACTTCCATGATATTGTGCAGCACCCAGAGTTCAGCGTTATTGCTGTTCAAAAGCTAATCCGTCAAGCATCTGGACAAATCGCACGCAGTGGAGTTGCCTTACTTCTTGATTCAATGAATCACGAGTCAGGTCAATTTCAGTTAATAGTTGAAGCTGGCCTTACAATAAAAATTGATTCCAATCAATATGTTCCCCTTGCCGTAGCTACATCGACGCACCTTAATGAATGCGCCTCAAGGATAGAGCAATCAGCAGAGCTTAAAGTAAGTCAAGCCGCTCGTGTCCGAACATTAGTAAACACGATCACCGATAGGATGAACTCCGCCGGAGTTAGTTTCTTCGGTGATCTTGCAACAGATGGCGAAATTAAATTTTCGCTCCAATAAAGACAGGGAACTGCCTGCGTGGGGAAACCTACGCAGGCAAGTTCACGCAAGGTCTAACGGTTGTTGTGAGTTTTGCGGAAAGCCACTTGGATTTAGCCAATACTTTGAAACGCACCATCGTTGGTATCCTAACATTGACTCAGAAAAAAACCTTATGGTTGTCCATAGACTTTGCCACAAAGCAATTCATTTCGGAGGAAAGATAAGCGCAATAAAGGGTTCTCTTGCATCATCTGGTGACACAGGAGTTGGCGCAACGAAGCAATGGAAATTATTTTTAGACAACACGCCATGATCCTCTCACCCGACTTCTGCGATCATTACAAGACGAAGATCCTGCTACGCCTAGCTGGTCACGCAGGGGTATTTTCACTTCTCAAATTGTGGTCGCAATGCCAATTTCGCAAATGCGAGCGTATCGAAAAGCCAGCCGCAATAGTCGCAGCTATTGCCGACTGGACAGGTGACCCGATGCAACTTGAAAATGCGTTGATCGAAAGCGGCTATGCAAGGCGCGAAGGCGATGCGTTTATTCTTCACCAATGGCAAGATCAAAACAAGCGTTTATTCTCGAATTACAAAAATGGGAAGAAAGGCGGAAGACCTAAAAATGACGTTCAAAAGCCTGCAAAAAAGCCGGTCGGAATGCGTCTGTAAATAACCCAACAATAACCCAACGATAACCCAAATGAAACCCAACCGTAACCTAACACAAACCATAGGTGGTCTAGATAGATAGAATATCTATCTATTATCATAGATAGATAGGCTTCGCCTCTCTCGCTTAAGGCGAGAGGCGAAGCATCTAGGGGGAACAAAAGAAAGGAAAAGATGGCAATTTTAAAACGAGAAGAATCAGCAACAAGGTCGGCAGTCCCGACAGCGCCGAGTGCGGAGAAAGCGGCGATCTCGATCCTACTCCAAAACTACGAAGTGCTCGACGCCGCGAA